GCCGGAGGATGACAAGGCGGAAAACCTGCCGATCTGGAGGACGGGAGCATGAGAACACGCAGCGCGGCGGTGGATCTGACCTGGAACGGCGCGGCAGTCAAAAGTAAAATGCTGGGCCAGACCACGGAGATCACCTACACGGACCCGGCCAGCGGAGAGGCGGACAGCCTGGATATTGCGATCCATGACAGGGACCGCCAATGGACGGTGGCCTGGATGCCTCTGGCGGGCGATACGCTGGAGGCCGCCATAAAACTTTCCGACTGGGAGCGGGAGGGCGACAACCGCGCCCTCCCCTGCGGGTTTTTCATCCTGGACAATTTCGAGTTTGCGGGCTGGCCCATTACCGGGACCATTTCCGCCGTGTCGGTGCCGGCGGACGGCGCTTTTCGGGAAACCGAGCGGACAAAGACCTGGGAAAAGGTGACCGTCCAGGAAATCGGTAAAGAGATCGCAAGCCGTGCGGGCATTGCCCTGGCCTGGGATGTGGAGGGAACCCCTTTCACGATCCAGTCCATTGAGCAGTCCGGGCAGACCGATTGTGATTTTTACATGGAGCTGTGCGACGCTTACGGCTATGCCATGAAAGTGTACGCCCAAAAAATCGTGGTATTTGACCGGGAGGCGTACAAGAAAAAGGACCCCGTGCTGACCATACGGGAAACCGATATGGAGAGCTGGAGCTGGAAAAAGACCCTGGCCGGGACCTACACCGGCGGGGAGTACACCTACACGGACCCGATCACCGAGGAGGAGATCAAGGCCACTGTGGGGACTGGCACACGGATCCTGAAACAATCCGGCAAGGCGGACAACCTGGCCGACGCAGAGCGGCGGATCCGGGCGGCGGTGGACAAGGCGAACCACGGCGCTACCACCCTGTCCGTGACCATGACAGGCAACGCCGCCCTGGTGGCCTCCCAGTGTGTCACTGTGGTGGGCCTGGGGCGCCTGTCTGGAAAGTATTACATAGACAGCATTACGCACCATGTCGGGGCTGGGTACACCATGGACCTGGAGCTGTCCCTGGTGGAAGCCATGAGCGAGGAAGTGATCAAGGACGCCACCGAGCGGCTGGCCGCCGTGGGCGTCATGGCCTCCCCGGAGTATTGGGTGGCCCATTACAAGGATGTGAAAAACCTGGACGGCCTGATCCTGAACATGGCAACCCGGATCAAGGTAAACCTGGGCGGGACAAGTATCACGACGGTGGACGCGGCGCTGAAAGTGCTGACCAACACCGGGGTGATCAACTCCCCGGACTACTGGGCCACCGCTTACTCCTCCCTGGCATGGCTGGACACTCTGCTGATCAGCGCGGCCAACGCCCTGACAGCGGATTGAGGAGAACGACATGGCAAATGAAATTTTCAGGGTGGGCAAGGTTTCATCCATTGACTACGCCGCCGGCCTGGTGCGGGTGGTCTACCCCGACAAGGACAACAGCGTGACCGCCCCCCTGCCCATGCTCTGCACAGAGTACAACATGCCAAAGGTGGGAGATCCCGTCATGGTGCTGCACCTGTCCAACGGGACCGAGGCGGGGCTGGTCCTGGGCCGGTATTGGTCCGGCAATAACAAACCTCCGGAGGGCGCAGAGGGCCTGTACCGCAAGGACCTGGGCCGGACGCCGGGGGAGGCCATGATCCGGTATGACGGCAGCACCATGACCATCCAATGCGCCGGGGCCATCAAAATAGAGGCCGGCGGAGCGGTGACCATAAACGGCGCCACCATCGACCTGAAGGAGGCGGGATCCATGCCGCAGGCGGCAAGAATAACCGACGCGGTGGCGGGAACCACCGCCGGGGAACACACGGGGCATGTGCCGCCCCACTCCCCGGAACCGTTCAGCGGGGAAATCTCCGGGGCATGTTCGGGGACGGTGCGGATCAATGGCCTGTCCGCCGCTACGGTGGGGAGTATCACCACCGAGCGGGACGGGTGCTGCGGGTCCAGCCAGGGCACCGTGGGCGCCGGGAGCGGGACGGTGCGGATCAACGGGAAGCCAGCGGCCCGCATGGGCGACGCTCTGACCGCGCACAGCGGGAGCGGAACCGTGACGGGCGGCAGCCCCAATGTGAGGATAGGAGGGTAAGCTGTGACCATTGGAACGCTGGGGCGGAAAATCGTCTTTGAGGTGAGCGACGAAACCGCCCTGATCCTCCAGGAAATGACCAGGGAAACCTCCGGGCGCTGGACCATCCATGAAGCCATGGGAGCAAAGCCAAAGGCGGAGTTTTTAGGCCCTGGCCTCCAGGCTGTAAACCTGACCATATACCTGTCCGCCGGCCTGGGGGTGCGCCCCCGGTCCGTGCTGGAGGCGGTGGAGGGCATGGTGGAAGCAGGGACGGCGGAATATTTGGTCATCGGCAACAGGCCGGTGGGAAAAAATCCGTTTCGGCTGACCGGATCAAGCGAAACCTGGTCCACCATATTCAGCCGCGGGGAGCTGGTCAAGGCCGCTCTGTCCATCACGCTGGAGGAATACGCATGAATATTTCACCTTTTGATTTTCAACTGCAATTCACTTTTGCCAATGACGCCATGGCGGAGCTGGACCGCAAGCTGGCCCTGCTGTACTCCACCAGGGAGGGAACTATGCCGCTGGATCGGGAATTTGGGATCAACATGGATTTTGTGGACATGCCGCCGGAGGTGGCCAAGAGCCTTTACACGGCGGAAATCACGAAAAAGACGGCCCAATTTATCCCGGAGGTGCGGGTGCAGTCCGTCCAATGGACCCATGGCGGCGAGGGCGTATTTTATCCCAAGGTGGTGATCACAAGTGCCTGACATGTCAGCAATCGAGAACACACCGGAAATCAGCTTTATTGACAATAAGACGGTGGAAGATGTGCGCAGCGAAATGGTGGCTGATTATGAGGAATACATGACGCAGGCCCAGGGCGTGACCGTTTCCCTGGACCGGGCCAGCGTCCACCGCATGATCCTGTATGCCGCGGCGGCGCAGATCTACCAGGCCATGCAGTACATAGACCGGCAGGGCAAGCAAAGCCTATTGAAATACAGCTATTCCGACTACCTGGACAACCTGGCGCTTTTTAAGGGCGTTACCAGAAGCCCGGCCACGGCGGCAACCTGCACCCTGCGCTTTACCCTGGCGGCGGAGCGGGAAACAGCAACGGCCATCCCGCAGGGCACCAGGGTGGCGTCCTCCGGGTCCGTGTACTTTGCCACGGACGAATACGCGGAGATCCCACCGGGCAGCACCGAGGTGGAGGTGGCGGCCACATGCACCGAAACCGGAAGCGCCGGAAACGGCCTGACCGCCGGGGAGCTGTCCACCATGGTGGATCCCGTCCCCTATGTGGCCAGCGTGACCAACACCGCGACCACGGAGGGCGGGGCGGAGATCGAGAGTGACGCAGACCTGGCGGAGCGGGTTTTCCTGGCCCCCGGCGCTTATTCCACGGCGGGGCCGGAGGACAGCTATCTATATCACGCCAAGGCATACAGCCCGGCCATTGGGGATGTGGTGGCCACCAGCGACCAGGAGGCCGGCACGGTGGATATTGTTTTCATTATGGCCGACGGAGCAAAACCTGGGCCGGAAATGCTCAACGGGCTAAAGGGCTATCTGCAAGACAAGACGATCCGGCCCATGACGGATCTGGTCAATGTATCGGCCCCGGAGGAAGTCCAGTACACCATCAACATGACCTATTACATCAACCGGAGCGACAGCGCCAAGGCCGTAACCATCCAGGCGGCGGTGGCCCAGGCCGTGGAGGATTACAAGGTGTGGCAGCGGGCCATTGGGCGGGACATAAACCCCTCCAAGCTGGTGGCCATGGTCATGGAGGCCGGGGCCAAGCGGGTGACTATGACGGCGCCCACATACACCGCTGTGGCGGCCACCAAGGTGTCCGCCCTCCAAGGGGAGGCCACCGTGACCTATGGAGGGCTGGAGGATGATTAAACTTTCCGGGAGCCGCTTTACCGACATTATGCCGGAGAACCTGGCCAGCCAGTTGGAGGTCCAGGCGATTGCCTACGCGGTGGGGCGGCAGGTGGAAAAGCTGTGCGCCTATTCCGACGCCGCCCGGACCTATGCGGCCATTGCCACCATGCCGGAGTGGCTACTGGATTACATGGCCGTGGAGCTGCGCACCCCGTCCTATGATGAAAATTATTCCATCAAGACCAAGCGGGCGCTGATCGAGGGGTCCCTGTTGTTTTACACACAGATGGGCACCCCGGCGGCGGTCAACCGGATTATTGAAACCATCTTTGAAATCGGGTACATCGAGGAGTGGTACGAGTATGACGGCGATCCGCACCATTTCCGGGCCTATGTGGGGGACGGCGGCGAGGTAGGGCCGGGAGAGCTGGAGGAGTTCCGGCGGGTCCTGGCCTCTGTCAAGCGCCTTTCCTCCTGGCTGGATGATATTATCACCATTTCACAGATGGATCCGGCGGCCCTGACCATCACGGGCGCCATGGGGCGGGGCTACATGTCCACCGCTCTGCCGGCGGCGCCCATGGACTACGGCATGGAGGCCCCGATCCGAGCGGGCGGGGTTTTCGGAACCATCACACAGACCGCCATACCGGCGGCGGAGTAAGAGGAGGCAACCATGTTTTACGGATTTGTCATTACAGAGGCCGGCAACAATCTGCTGGCCAAAATGGTGGCCGGCGATAAGCTGACCATTACAAAGGTGGTCATGGACAAGGGCACGGCGGAGAGCGCGGAGGCCGCCCGGAAGCTGACCGCCCCCATTGACCCAGGCCCCAACGGAACCAGCACCGTGCCAACGGTGGAGGGTGCCGCCGTCAACATGCTGGTGGAATACCGCAGCGACCTGAACGACGGATTACAGGAGGGTTTCTGGATCGGCGGTTTTGCCGTGTTCGGCAAGGTGGAGAACGGGGCCGAAACCATGATCTATTATGGGTCCCTGGGAGAGCAAAAGCAGTATGTGAGCGCCTATGTGGAGGGAACCGCCCCGGATGTGCGCCGCTACCCCGTTTCCATCACCGTGACCGCCGGCGTGGAGGTGGAGGTGTCCTACCCTGCGGAGGCGTGGATGACCGCCGAGGATGTGGCGGAATACTTCAACCAGACCCTAAAGCCAGACCTGGAGGCCGGGCTGGATGACCTGATCGACGCTCACAACAAGGATCCCAACGCCCACAACGGCGCCCTAAAAGATAAGCAGGACGCCATCAAGGTGGAGGGCCTGCTGAAAGGGACCAAGACCACCGGCAAGGGCGGGGACACCTACAAGGTGGGCGCGGCCAAGCCGGGGACGGATTACCAGCAGCCCACCAACACCCTGCCGGCGGCAGAGGAAATGACCACGCAGGACTACATCCCGTTTGTGAACCATGAAACCGGCCAGCACATGCGGGCCACCCTCCAGAGCTTGAAAGAGGCCATCGGTGTGCAAAGCCCCACCATCAAGGTGACCACCTGCGAGGGCGCCGCCGTGACCTGTTCGGACGGTGTGACCACTCTGGAGGGGACCGGATCGACAGAATTTGAATTGCCTAATGTGGGGGACTGGACCGTGACGGCCACCCTAAACGAACAGACCGCCACCCAGCTGGTGGAAGTGAGCGGCGCCCTGCTGTATGAGGTGGACCTGATGATCACCGAGGGGATCGCCGTGACCACGCAGCCGACCAAAAAGAGCTATTACATCGGAGAAGCATTTGACCCGGCGGGAATGGTGGTAACCGCTACCTTTGCGGATGACACCACCGAGGATGTGACGGACGATTGCACATTCTCCCCCGCCACCATCTCCAAAGACACCACGGCCATCACGGTGAACTATCAGCAGGGCGGGATCAAAAAGACCGCCAGCGTGGCGGTGACGGTGCGGGTGCTGGCCAGCATTGAGATCTCCAACCCGCCCACGAAAACCGCCTACAAGTACGGGGAAGTGTTCAGCCCGGCGGGTATGGCCGTCACGGCCCGCTATACAGACGGCCAGAGCCGGACGGTGACCGGGTACACCTATTCCCCCACCGGCGCCCTGAAATTGAGTGATACCACCATCACCGTTTCTTACACGGAGGGGGATGTGACCAAGACCACCACCCAGGCCATCACGGTGGCCAAAGTGCTGGACCGGATCGAGGTCACCACGCCGCCCAGCCGAACCAGCTATTTTTCCGGTGAGAAGTTCAGCACCGCCGGCATGGTGGTGACCGCCTACTACACCGACGGGAGCAGCGGCGCGGTGACCGGGTACACCTATTTCCCCACCGCCGCTCTGGCGACGAGCAACACCATGATCACAGTTTCCTACACAGAGGGCGGCGTGACCAAGACCACCTACCAGGACATCAAGGTGACCGCCATCAACACCACACTGGACATCAATTCGTGGGCCACCATCAAGGCAGTTTCCGACGCCGGCCTGGGGGAAAATTATTGGGATGTGGGCGACACCAAGACCATCACCATCAACGGGACGGTGCAGGGCTTTACATTCTCCAACCTGTCCATTGCCGTCTTTATCCTGGGTTTCAACCACAACAGCAGCCGGGAGGGAAACAACCGGATCCATTTCCAGATCGGCAAGATCTCCAACAAGCTGGTGGGCCTGTGTGATAGCAATTACGGCAACTATGTGTCAAGCGGTTTCTGTATGAACACTGAACAGACTAACCGCGGCGGATGGAACAACAGCCACATGCGGAAAACCGTACTGGGCAACAGCGGAGCGCCGTCCAGCCCGCCGGCCAACTCCCTGCTGGCGGCCCTGCCGGCGGACCTCCGGGCCGTTATGAAATCCGTGTCCAAGTACAGCGACAACAACGGCGACGGATATGACACGGCCAGCTATGTGACGGCCACCACCGACTGGCTTTTTCTGCTGGCAGAGTTTGAATACCATGGCAGCCGGAGCTACGCCAACAGCGCGGAGCAGAACTACCAAAAGCAATATGACTATTACAAGGCGGGCAACAGCAAGGTGCATTACAGGCACGACAGCACAGGAACGGCGGTCTATGCGTGGACCCGTTCCGCCTATTCCGGCAGCGGTAGCGGTTTCTGCCTTGTCTATACGGACGGCACGCCCATCGACTACTACGCGGACCGTTCAGGGGCGCTGGCCCCCGGCTTTGCCGCCTAATCGCCGCAGCATATCCGACCCCAATCCCGTCCCGCGGAAGCGGGCGGGATGACCGGAGCGCAGAAACCAAGAGAGGAGGACGCCGCCGTGTCCGTTTTGAAAGAGAAGCGCACCACCAGCAAGGCGGAATATGTGAACACCGCAAACCAGATCTATGTGAAAACCGTGGATTTTCTTTCGCGGCTGTCCGCCCGATATTCCCGGCTGATCGCGGTGGACACCGCCCACCTGGCCGGCCAGGTCATGGACCACGCCGAGCAGGCAAACAAAATCTTTCCGTCTGACGCGCAGAGAAAGGAACTGCGGAAAGCGCACCACCTGGAGGCCCTGGCCGCCCTGTCTGCCCTGGATGTGCGCCTGACCCACTGTTATGAAATCCTGTACTGCAATCCGCAGGGCGCTTTTACAGACAGCAAGGGAAAGAGCGTGCCGCCCAAGGAGGCCGCGGAGCGGCTGGGCCGCATGGCCCAAGAGCTGGGAGAGCTGATCGACCAGGAGGAAACCCTGCTGCGGAACATCATGGAAAGCGACAAGAAACGAAAATAGGTCATAACTGGGTGTATTTCTGAACAAGTGCCGTGTGGCAGGGCGACACTCCGGCGGCGGTCAATGCGTGGACCCGTTCCGCCTATTCCGGCAACGGTAGCAATTTCTGCCTTGTCAATACGGACGGCACGCCCAACAACAACAACGCGGACAATTCAAGGGCGCTGGCCCCCGGATTTTATAGAATGGGTTGAAAGCGGACGCCGGGCGCGTCCCGAACCCGTATAAAAGGAGAAATACTGCCCTGGGTGTAAATCCCTAAAACTGCCCGCTGACGGCCTTACACGGACGCTGCTTGCATGGCGGGGTATTGCGCTATCCCCGTTTCATGTGTCGGGCCAAAGTAGTTTAGACGCGCACCAACAAGACAACTATGCGGAGGGCGAATAAAAATATTATGACCAGCGAGGAACGCCGGGAGGCGCGATACCGACGCCGCCAAGCGCGGCGGAGAAGAAACAGACAGGCCCGCAGCGACAGCCTGGGCGGACTGGCGGGCGTTTTCAGCTATCGAAACATGTTCAAGTACGGGAAAAAGTGCTGCAACGGCGTGCGCTGGAAAGGGTCCACCCATAACTTTGAGCTGCACCTGTTTTCCGGCACGGCCAAGCGCCGGCGCAAAATCCTGGATGGAACATGGAGGCCGGGAAAAACAATCCGTTTTCCCCTGCGGGAGCGGGGAAAGTTTCGGATCATCGACGCCCCGCACATCACAGACCGCCAGATCCACAAGGTTTTCACCAGGGAGGTGCTGGCGCCGCTCTACTGCCCCAGCATGATCTACGACAACGGGGCCAGCCAAAAGGGAAAGGGCCTGCACTTCCATTACCAGAGGTTAAAGGAACAGCTGCGCTGGCATTACCGGCGGCACGGGAGGCAGGGCGCCATAAAGCTGGCGGATTTTCACCACTTTTTCCCGGACGCGCCCCACGCGCTGCTGTACGAACGGCACCGATGCCTGGTCCTGGACCCGGATCTGCGGGCGCTGGCGGATCTGATGGTGGCCACGGTGCCGGGAGATGTGGGCATGTACCTGGGCGTGGAGCCAAGCCAGCAGGAAATGGTGGCCCTGCCCTCCTATCTGGACAACTGGATGAAATGCCAGCTGTCCCTCCACGGCATGGGTCACTATATGGACGATTACAACGCGATCCTGGAGAGCGTGGAGCGGGCGGAGGAGGTCCTGGAGGCCATGATCCGCCGGGCGGAGGAAAAGGGGCTGACGATCAACCGGAATAAATGCCATGTGATCAGCCTGGACAAGCCTTTCCGTTTCTGCAAAGCCAAGTTTCAAATTTTGCCCAGCGGGCGGATCATTACACACGGGTGCAGGGACGGCATGAAGCGGGCGCGGCGGAAGCTACGATATTTCCGCCAACAGGTGGACGCCGGGGAAAAGACCGTGGAGCAGGTGGCGGAGTGGCTGAAAGGTCCAATCGCCTACTATGAGCAATTCAACGACCATGGGCGGGTGCTGAAACTGCGCCGCCTGTATTATGCCCTGTTCATCAAGGACAGGAAAACCGAGGAGGAAATAGCATGTATCGGATTGTAAAAGACGGGGCCGAGCTGGCGCTGATCGAGGCCCCCAATTATGTGCGGCGGGCCGGAAACGGGTGCTTTGTGCTGTGCCAGGAGGCGGAGGCCGCGGGGATTGCCTATAACGGGACCGTGTACCACCTGCTGGGCCGGGAGGCCCTGGAGGGCGCGGAGAGCGTGATCCTGGAGACGGCGGACGCAGGCGCGGAGATCCAGACCACCAGGGAAAGCGCAGCCCAAAACGCCAGGCTATCCGGCCAACTGTCCGCCGCGGCCCGCCTGTATGTCCAGGCGGCCACGGATGTGCCGGACGAAACGGCGCTGGAAATGCCGGATCTGTTCAAAACCTGGGAGGAAGTCCTGGAGGCGGGCGTGACCGTGGCGGAAAAATCCATCATCAACGACGGCGGCACCCTGTACCGTGTCGTGGCACCCGGCGGAGTGCTTCCACAGGCGCACCAGCCGCCCCACGGGGAGGGTATGCTGGCGATATATCGCCCCATTGATACCGCCCACAAAGGCACCATGGAGGACCCGATCCCGTGGGTGTACGGGATGGACTGCGCCAGCGGCCTGTATTACTCCTATAACGCCGCTGTGTATCTCTGCAAGGCGGATATGAAACCGTGCGTATGGGCACCGGGAACCGCCGGCCTGTGGCAATGGGAGGCCGTGGCCGCTGGAGAAACGGAGGCGTAACCAATGGGCCGGAGGTACATTGTTAAACAGCGGGCCAGGATCGACACCATCACCGGCCCGGTCAATCTTCCATACGGCACCACGGTGGAGGCCGTGGAGGATTACCTAATCCACCAGGGGCGCCAGCTGTGTGCAGTAACCAGCCGAAAGGCCCACCTGTATTTTGCGCAGGATGATGACGGCCAGGGACGGGAGCGGGGCGCCCTGACGCTGGCCATCACCAAGCGACTGGAGAAGCGGGACAAGGACCATCAAGCCCGCTGGGATCGCGTGTGGGAGGATCCCGTGTGCCAGAAGTACCGACACCCGGAGCATGAGGATCACTTTATATGGGGCCACGCATTTTTTGAGGCCCCGGTGGAGGATCTGCGGCATATTGCCGCCCTGATCGGCGCGAGGGGGTGACGGCCATGGACAACACCAAACTGGCGGCGGATCTGTGCGCCATCATCGACAGAATGAATGTGATCATACAGGCCCAGGCCATGGAGCTGGCACAGCTCCACGCGCTCCACCATGAGGAGGAGATCGCGGCAGTCCGCCGGGACTATGCCCAGGCCATCGGGGAGGTGATCCCATGACGGCGGCGGAGGTGCTGACCGGCGGCGGGATCGTCCTGGTGGCCATGACGCTGATCCAGATTTCCCCCATTAAGCTGGATCCATGGTCCGCTATTGCGCGGGCCGTGGGGCGGGCCATCAACAAGGATGTGATCGACAAGCTGGACGAAACCCGCGAGATCCTGGACGCACACATAAAAATGGATGGAGCCAGGACGGCAGACGCGCACCGGGCCAGGATCTTGCAATTCAACAATGAGCTGCTACGGGACATTCCGCACACACAAGAGGAATTTGTGGAGATCCTGGCGGAAATCGACCAGTACGAAAAATACTGCAAAGCAAACCCGGATTACCAGAACAACCGGACCACCCATGCGGTGGCGAATATCAGCCGGGTATATGATGACCGACTGATCAAGCACGATTTTTTGAGGGAGGACGAACCATGAAAACCATGTTGCTGGCCATTGCCTCCATGACACTGGGGAACGTGCTGGGTTTCCTGGTGTGCAGAGCTACGGCGCGGCGCCTACGCCGAACCACGCACGGCCAGAGAACGGCGCAAAAGGCAAGGGACGCCCCCAAGAAAATGGGCGTCATGGACAAGGTGCTGGTGCTGGAGGGCGTGATCCTGGTGGCCTATACCGTGGCCGCCCTGGCTGTGTTCTGGCACACCGGCGGGGAGCCGTCCACCCTGACCGCCTGTGTGTTCGGCGTGTGCGGCCTGGAAAACGGCGTCATGGGATGGATTAAGACCAACAAGGACAAGGCGGCGGAGGCCGCCAGAACGAGCGGGAGCGGCCACAAAGCCACCCCGGAGGAACCGCCCACGGACCGGCCAGAGCCGCCGGATGTGGGCATTTAAGGAGGGGTTACCAATGACAGAGAACCAACTGCGGCAGAAAGTTGCCGACATTATCAACGCATGGGTGGGCGCCACCAAGGGCAGCGCCAAGCACCTGGAGATCCTGGAGATCTATAACGGCCACAAGCCACTGGCCCGCGGCTACAAAATGCAGGTGAAAGACGCCTATTGCGCGGCCACGGTGAGCGCGGCATACATAAAGGCCGGGATCGCGGAGTACACCGGGACCGAGTGCGGCGTGGAGAAGTTCGTGCAGATCGCAAAAAACAAAGGCATTTGGGTGGAGAATGACGCCCACTTTTGCCATGTGGGCGGTGCCTGCGTGTATGACTGGGACGACACCGGGAAAGGCGACTGCACCGGAGCCGGGGATCATATCGGCATTGTGACCCAGGTAAACAGCGCGGCGGGCACCTTTGTGGTGACAGAGGGCAACATGAGCGGCGGCAAGGTGGGAAAGCGTACCATGGCCATCAATGGAGAGTACATCCGCGGCTTTATCTGCCCGGACTTCGCCACCATTGCCAAGAAGCTGGGCGGGACCTCCGGGGGAACGGCCACGGCGGG